ATATTTTTTTGTGAAAGTGCACTATCAATTTGTTCAAATGCTAATTCTTTTTTTGCGCCTTCTGATTTTTTAAAAATTGGTTTGAATGTATCATCCTTGAGTTTGGAATCTCCACCTGTTGAATATTTTTTCATCATGCCGCCACCCATATATGCTTTTGTTGGAATACCTTTAGCGTTATCTTCAAGAAATTGTTTATCTCTTCTAGTTAATCTTTCACTATTCTTTTTTTTATTTTTGATGCTTTGCATGATTTTACCTTTTGGTCCACCCATGTCTAAACCACCGCCTACAGAATATTTCTTCATCATGCCGCCACCCATAGCTTTTTTTCTTTTGTCTACAAATTTATTTTCGTTTTTTCCAGTCATGTGTTCAACTTTTCTAATATCTCTTTTTTCTCCAGCTGGTCCTCCCATAGATTTTTTATTTTCTTTTTTCTCTTGCATTTTCTTTTTTAACAACTGAGATGCAGCAACTCCTAATGCTCCAACACCCAAAGCTAGTTTACCAAACTTTGTAGCTTTTGCAGCCTTACCTAGTCTTGAAATTGCTTGTCTTCTTTTGTTAAAATCTTGAGCACTCTCTCCAGGTTTAAAACCTTTTGATTCTCTCATAGCATTCATGGATGTAAACTTACCAGTCTTCTTATCTATTTTACCTTGTTCTACTGCTTTCATTTTTTCATCAAAAGACATTCCTTTGTTTGCTTTGTAAACTTTACCACCCATTCTTCTACCAAGAATTTCTTTTTTCTTTTTTGCTATAAGTGAGGCAGCACCAATACCTGGAGTTGCTGTATCAGATTTTTTTTTCATTAATTTTTTTGCACCAAGTAGTCCCGCTCCAAGCGCTAAAGCACCTGCAAATGCTTTTATTGGTTTGGCCTTTTTTTCTGCTTTTAAAATTTTAAAATCTTCAGCATCAATTTTATTATTTTTGTTCTTGTCTAATTCTGCCTGACCACCTATCAACATACCTGTCTTTTTTTGACCTTCCATTAATTCTTTAAATTTTTTTGGTCCTAATTTTTCTCTGTCCTCTTTAAGGGTATTAACACTTACTTGAGTAACGCGACCTTTTTTTCTTTCACCTGGTTTAAATGGTCTTTCCATAAAATTCTCCTAATAATATTTATATTCCTTTTCTAATTTTATTGGTGGGTCATCCCAATCATCAGAATAGGTACTTACAAATCCACCTTGCCGATATCTTAACACAGCTTGGGTCATACTGTCTACATAGTCATCATACTGACCATTAGGGAATGCAGCACATTCCTCAATTACTTCTTGAGCAAAGTGCTCATCTAATGGAGCAAAAACCATACCAGACTCGAACACTGGAGCACAGCTATTTATACGTGTATGCTTGTCTCTACCTCTTGCAGGCACATAATCAATAACAGGTATACCTGCACGTCTAAGCTCATGAATTAGCGGTTGACCACTTGCTTTGGCTTCAACTATCACTGTCTCTGGTTCCCAGTATCTAAATTGCTCAAGGGCTAAATTTTTTAAATCTGGAAAATCATATCTACCCTTTTGAGCATCTAAAAGTATAATACATTTTTCATATCCCTCTACAGGTTCAAATATCCCCCAGGTGGTGATCGCTGAATAATCTGCGGATTCTTTTTTCGAAAATGCAGTGTCATAACTTTGTATTACGTGTAGTAATTTAGGGAGGTAATCTTTATCGTAGTCTTGCCACCATTCACGTTTTATAATCGCTCCCTCTTCTGAAGTTGGGTCCTGCATGTATTGAGCGTTCCAGTTCTTTGTAGAGATTGAGGCTTTCACTGAATCTAGATCTTCTCTAGACCAATACTCAGGCCATACAGGTTTATCGTTTGGTAGAATTGCAGGGAACTCTATTACGTTCCACTTATCCGCTTTTGGTTCTGATTGAGCCTTCACTAAACGACCAGTGAGATCGTCCACCGCCCACCGGGTCATGACCACCAATATTCGACCACCAGGTTGTAAACGTTGTCTAGGACCAGAGCTATACCATTCGTAAGCACGATCCATCGCTGAATCAGACATTGAGTCTTGTTCAGTGTGTGGGTCATCAATAATCAAAAGATCCGCCCCTCGTCCTGTGATAGAACCGCCAACCCCCGCTGCAAAGTATTCACCCCCATGATTAGTCTCCCAACGGCCTTTTGCTTTTGAATCTTCCCGTAGTGTAACATTTCCAAATATTTGTTTGTACTCCTTGGTGTTCATTAAGTTTCGAACCTTGCTACCGAACCTTGAAGCTAGTTCAGCATTGTGTGATACCTGCATAATTTTTTTCTTTGGATACTTTCCAATGTACCAAGCAGGAAATAAATATGATGCAAATTCTGATTTAGTATGCCTAGGAGGCATATTAATTATGAGCCTCTTTGCATCCCCGTCTGCTATATCTTGAAAGGATTGAGCAATAATTTGATGGTGCCCATATTTCTTTGGGTCCTTTGTTTTACGATAAATAAAATCTTGCCAAACTGTTTCAGCAAAAATTAAAAAATTATCCTGGCATAACTTGATCCACTCTAATTGCTTTTTAAGAATTAGATCTTTTAATTCGTCTTCTGTAAGATTTTCTACGTTCATACCGTTTGGGACCCTAGTATATTTATGTATATTGCTTTGTAAACCTCTTTGCACGGTAAGCACCCGCCAGGCAACGCGAATTGTAAACCGAATTTTGGAATTGCAGGTCGAAGTAGATTGTGAGCCTTGCTATGCGCAAGTTACACCAATGGCGCGTTAGCGCCATTGATTTGTTAATTATTATTTAATTAGTATTTGTACAAGCGACTGGAATTTAGTCAGTATGTTTTGTCTAAACTCGTCTACACATCTGTTCCCTTGATTTTCTAGTATGTGCTTTTCAACTTCGCTCTCTAACATTTTATACATTAACTCATAGTTAAGATTAGTCTCAGTCTTAGTATCAACTTTAGTGTCTGTTGATAGTTCAGTACCTCTAACTCTATTGGCTAAGGTCTGAGCAATGTTGATTAAGTTACTGGGCATTGTCATCACTCCCAATTGCTTTGTATTCAGAATATTCAATAACCTTTTGATACTCATTAAATAAATCATTGTGCTTAACTTTGAAATTTTCTTTATCAAAGTTTTTTCTTTTACGATTTATTTTTTGAACTCCAAAACTATTTCCATGTTCGTCTTGAACAATGATTAAGTTTTGATTAGTTCTCTCGAACACATCAACAAGGTTTTGTTTCATTGTGTCTATCTCTTTATTAAGTCTATTAGACTTTAGCTTTAATTGAGCATAAGCTAAGACTACTTTTTTTTCATCTTGCTTTAGCTTTTTTATTGCGTTTGTCATTTTACTCCTTTGTTAGTTTGACACCATCTCTTATCAAAGTGGGATATTGATTGCAATAGTTAATTTAACTTTTTTTTATTTATTTTTTTAAATACTGGCTCAACCTCTAGTTGTACAAAATCTTTACCCAGTATTTCTGACAATCTCCCCATCAGCTTCGTGACCTGTACTGTCATCTTATCTTGTTCCATTTGCCCTTTTTTACGAGAGCGAGGCGAGGCGACATTGTCGCCTCGCTTTTTATCTTGCGAACTCATTTACCAACTACACCAATACTCAACGACTTTCTTGTCGTTGATCGCTTGTTCACAAAATTTTAGAAATTTTATGTCTTGCTCTTTGTACTCTTTCACAGATTCTTCTTGGAACTGTTGCCCCCAGAAAAATCCATCTTCTGCTACATAATCCTTAAAACCCTCTTGAATTTGTTCTGCTAATTCTTTGACGACTTTTTCAGTTATATAGACAGGCGTGTCTTGATCTCCATTAAAACCTAAATGAGCAAGATGACCCTCATGTTTATGGTGTTGGTTTTGTTCATCCCATTTTGCTGACATGAACTGTTGCAGTCTCGCGTGTTTTCTCCACACGAAAACTTTTTCGTTTTCTTCTTTATCATCATCAAAGTATTTATCCCAATCTACTTTGTGACCTCGAAGATGTGCGTGTTGGTCTAAACCCATATTTTTCTCCTTTGTTAGTTTATCGCCTGTCTTATCAAATCCCATATATCAATGCAACAATTATCTTTTAGAACTATTCTAAACTAGAAAGGCAGAACACTTGGCTTACCAGCAGATGGTTCTGACGCTGCAGATCCTGAAGGGAAGTTTACGCTGCTGGTGCATGCACACGCTTTCTGCCGAGCGAGAGAAATCTAAAGACCAGCTGCCAGCGAGAGAAGGAAGAGTCCAGTGACGGCTAATGTCCCTGTTGGCCAGAGAACGAAAAAGACGAGCCACGCTATGACGACACTCAAGCCTCCACACCAGCTTCTGCAGCAGGTGCCTCCTGATCCTGTAGCTCATGAGCACGGACCTCTACCGCCCACCAAACGAGATCGTTGACGAGCTGCGCATGTGATCCGGGTTCTTTGGCAATCATTCCTATGTACTTTCCGGTCTTGTATCCTTCATTGTTTGCGTGATCATATAATAGATCCCAGATTTCATCCTTGTGTTCTTCATAAAAGGCTGTTGTTTCCCAGTAATAGATGAGGCCACCCACGCCTCCCTGGCAGCCATGCTTGGAAATATCTTTAATTAAAAAACGCTCTTCAGCTTCGCCAGCGCGAAGCCATTCTTTGATTTTGCTCATTTGCTCTCCTTTGGTTACGCAGGAAGAACTAGTTCATTTATAGGGCCGCGCTTCCTGCAGACCTTACATAAGACCTGATGGGATAAATGTCAAGAGCTTTTTTTCAAAGAAAGGTTCCCGTACTGAAGCGCAGATACCAGCACGGCTCCTTCAGGAGTCCTGAAGTTTACGCTGCAGGATCCCAGCTCCTGTTTCAACGAGAAACGAGGATTGGTGCTTGACAAACCTGACGAGAAGCTGAAGTACGCTGCCGTGCCCAGCCCCATGCAAACTAACAAAGAGGGGAAGAAACATGGGGCAGGGAACGACAACGAGAAAACTTCCGAGCTTCACTCTGACTCCTGAAGGAGATCCAGCAGGTGCTGCTGGACCGTTGGCCATTTTAAAGGGTACGAGAACGAGCAACGAGGAACCAGTGACCGAGGATCCGTGAACACGGACACTGGCTTGTACAGTTTAAGGGACTTCTTCGCGAGGGTCTCTTTCAAGATAAATACATTACCACCAGCTTTTACATATCGATTAATCCAAACTATTTGCCATTTATTTAGCTTAGGAAAACTGAGTTTATCTGATTTTAATTCTATCCAAAAAATACCTCTTTTATGTACACCATGAACATCTGGCACACCGTTGATTGTGCTAGTTTCTATGCGGGTTAAAAAGCATTCAGTCAGTCCTTTTTTCGTTCTTTGCCAAAGTAAACTTTCTTGATTAATATTACGAACCATTAGGTCAGTTTTTTTGTTTCTTTAATTACTGAATTAGGAATTACAGTTGTATTACCAATTGTATCAATTGTCTTACCATCATCTGCAAAAGAATAATCACCAAACAATCTAGTCACGCCCTTTGACTGTGAAAGTAGGTGGCCTTTTGTAATACAAGTGGCAAGTTTAGCTTTTTTAAGAGACTCAAAAGAAGTCCAACTGCTATCAGATACGATATCAAACCATTCAACAGATACCATTGGGTATTTATCTATTTCTGATTTTACTCTTTTTGGTATTGATATTTTTTTTCTCATTAATTTTTACCTTTACAGTTCCAACTGATGTAGTGATTGTTGAATTGTGTACTTGGTTGAAAACGTTTAGCCACTCAGACCAACTAGCTGTTTTCAATTTCTTCAACGTGACTTGACTCAGCTTCAATCGTTTTGGCGTTGTAGCCATCGATTTTTGCTGAGAGTTCAGAAAGCTTTTTTTCAAGTTCCTCACGTGACATACCCTCCAGACCAGTAACTCTTACCTCTTTTCTATCTACATATGCTCCTGCCAATTGACCAGATCTAAACTCTGCATTGATAGCAGCTGCATATTGTTTATCAGTTTCTGCTTTGTTAGCTATTCTCTCGAATCTTTTATAACGTCTGAGATTGTCACTCTCGTATTTTTTTAGTTCTTTTTCAAACCTTTGATCAAAGTATTTTGCGACATGTGGGTTATGTTTTCTGGACAACAATCTGGAGGCAATGACACCGTAATCATTTTCATTTTTGCAAACATAGCCTGCACGTTTAAGTGCTTCACCCTGAGTGATCTGCCCATGATCCTGCACCATTATCTCCACAAACATTTTTTGTTTTGGGGTCAAATCATCTATTGTTCGAAGTTCTTTTTTTTTAAGTCCCATTACTTTCTTTTAAATTTATCTTTAACAACAGTTCTAGCGTAATCATCTGCTGATCTATGAGTCATGTGAATTTTGGCGCTATTGTATTCATCAACATATAAATTTTGTTTTGATTTGCTGCCAGGAAAAAGTTTTTTGGCAACATCTCGTAAAAGTAAAAATTTTTTATACATATTTTGAGATAATCTTTTTTAATTTTTTGGACTGACCTGCGTGAGCTTTTGAAGCTTTTTGTAATTTACCAGCTACATTCTTTAAGGTTTTAATATCACCACCTTTTTCATATCCAAATTTTCGTAATCTTGCCTTTTTATAACCTTTATCAGCTGACACAGCCATTTCTTTAAGCATTAATTTTCTTTGTTGTCTACTAAGTGGTTGTACCTGCATAGTTTTGCCTGCTTTGTCTGATTGATATGCTTTACCAAAAATCACAGGTTTTTTAAATTTTTCTCTATTCTTTTTAGCTTGTTCAATTCTTAATTTAATTCTGTTTTTTAAACCTGGTTGTGCTTTAAATTCTGCTTGACCTGTTATTTTTAAACCACGTAACTGTTTTTTAAGAAAAGATTTTTTTAAATCATATGGTTCGATACCAGTTCCTCTTAACCCACGTTTGGCACCTTTTTTGGCACGCGCAACTTGTGTTTTATGTTTTTTGTAAATTTTACGAAAAGCTTCTTTAGCTGTCTTAAACGCTAAAGCCGTCATTTGTATTTTTTTCATCATAATTTTCTATTATATAGATTATTTCATCATAAAGTAACTACCCAAAAAACTTTTGATAGCGTTCCCGCAAGACTGGTGTCCCTAGGGACACCACAGGGACACCAGAGGGACACCATTAAAATTGATTAAAAGTGTTGATAATATTGACTAATAGCTTATCGGGGACACCAGGGACACCTGTTTTACCCCATGGGGTACTTTTTTTTGATCAAGTGTTAGAAATATCTATATAATAAAATTTTTTCCTTTGTCCGTTGGCCCGTATTCTGGTATAGTTAACACGTGTTTACTAATTTCAAACACTTATTAAGTATGCCTCTGGGGGTTTTACTCATTTTATGCTCTCACATTAGGTTTCCCCCAGGGGTCAAATTCTTTAGACCACCATGACTACTTAGTCTTTACTCTTACAATTTTAAACATAATCTCTCTTCTCTCACTTGGCGTTGCTGCAGCTCTATAATCTCTATACAAACTTCGATACTTGACCCAGGACTTTTGTAATTCTGTAAAAATTATTTTTTCTTCTTTCAACATTTTCTTATAACGGTCATGAATAATATCTGGATCAAAACCTGCGTACCAACAAATACTTTGAAACATTTTATTATTATCTAAAAACCAATCATGAGCATCTTTTTTTAAGTAAGATTCTTGTTTGGACCCATGAGTTGTCATTGCATCTTCAAAAGCTTGTAACACTATTGCCTGAAATAATCTTTGTTCAGGTGATTGTTTTTGATCAATTACCTTCACAGCTAAATCAATGCCCAAAATTTTTAACAAGTGCGGTGAATAACTCACGGTACTTCCTCTTCTCAGATAACGGGTGATTAGTGGTGCAGATCCATTCGTAATCCTCAAAAACGTCTTCAATAAATTCGCTTTTTTCAAGGCCATCGAGCCTATCCACAAATTTTACAGTAGCAGAAATAAATTTTTTAGCTTCTATAGTCATGTACATAACCACGATGTGGGAAAAGATATGGATGTGGAATAAACACCGTGGTCATGTATTTTTGACAACCAGTTTTAGGCCTTTAGCTTCAGCAGCTCTTTTCCTACCTGATCGCCAACATTCCTCAATCTTGTCAAGAAATGCTAAACTGAAATTTCCTAAACCAAAGTCGTTTCCACAATACAACTGAAACATCAAACTGGTAAGTTCATCATAAGTTTTCTTATTTGGACATACCATTACAAGTTTTTGTAACGCCTGTTCTAATGCTTCTGGACTGCCTTTTTTCACAGCTTTACCCACTAAATCTCCTTTAAAAAGTTAATTTTAGTGTTCGTTGTTATTTGGAAATAAGGTGTTTTGAAAGCCTCACCTTTTCATTCTAGGCTTAGGAATACGTATATTGATTTTATATTTATTTTTGAAATTTGT